CAATGGAAAAAGCACATTCATTTTGGGATTTGCCTTGTAGTTTTCAATATTCATCACGGTGCGCACATCAAGATCGGCCATATCGGCCACCTGAGCCTGTGTCAGACCACGCTGATAACGGGTGCTTTTCACCGCATCACCCAAAGGACGAGAAAAATCATACATCGCAATTCACCTCGAAAGTATTTTACAATACATCTTTTTGCAGGTGAATTCAGCGTATTTCGCTTGTTAGGTGTAACACAATACACCAAACAAGCGAAGCGGAAACACTTTTTGTCAATTGAATACCGTGCTATCGGCAAGGCAGCGGTATTTGCCACACTTTCTGAAAGACAGAGAGGGGCGATGTCAGCTGCCTGTGTGCCGGCCGCGTAAGCGGAAGGAGTAATTATGCGATGGAGAAACAATATCCACCGCATTGAGAGAATCCGCCGTGTTTACCAGCCAAGACACACTGCCCCAAATGAGAGAGCAGTCTCCGCCTGCCTGTGCATTCAGCGTTCCAGAGAGCAGACGGACAAATCAGAGAAATCACCACCCGCCTGGACGAGCTCTTTCTCGTGTTCTCTCAATGCGTATGAGACTGCCGATTTTGCATTTGTATGCGAAGTCGGCAGTCCTTTCACTTATAAGCCTATCCCTCAATGCAGATCCCCACCGGTCAAGCCGCCATACATATTTCTGACACAATAACTTGACTGAAAGGATTTTGCAGACTATGTATACAAAAGAATATATCGAGGAACTTCTGAAGAATTACCATCAGCGGGAGCGTGACATCGCCGTGCGGAAGTTTGAACTGGCGAACCTCACGAGGCTGACCGAGAACGAGTACATCAGCGCCGCCAACCTTGCAAAAGGAGATGGCGTCGGACATGTGCCCGGCCATATCTCCAACAAGACGCTGCATATCGCCCTCAACTACAAGGAACAGACCGAACGGCTGAATCAGGAGGCTGCGATGGAGATCAACCGGGAGATCGAGGAACTGGAGCTTAAGCAGCGACGGCTGCGGTACTATGTGTCGCTGCTGGAGCAGCGGCAGGCTGCGGTGATCCGTCTGCAGTTTTTTGAACGCCTTCCTATTGAGGAGATCGAAAAGGAACTGCGGCTCACCGCCAGATCCCTGCGGAGTCTCCGGAAGAAGGCCATCGAAGAGCTTGCGCAGATGTATGCGCTCGTGCCGGAAAAGCAGTCTTGAATTGAGGCAGCAGAGGAAATTGCAGCATTTCCGCTTTTCTTCCTCTGTTTTTCCGCATAGCTTCCTCAAATGCCCGAAAATCTTCCGGGGGCCTGTACTTGTAATTTCCCATGGTTTTGTAGTATCATTAGCATGACAAATCAGAAATGCTCTCCGAGCTTCGGCCCGGAGGGCATTTCCTTTTGTCCAAAGGGTGGTCGGCATAGCCTGGCCGTCCTTTTCATATCATGGAAAAAAGGACAAGGAGGAAACTGCGATGCGGGAATACAAAATCACGGCAGAAGAGTACCAGAGGCTGCGGGATACGGACATCCGGGAGGTGGACGTTTCCACGGCGCCGGATATCCGGGACATCCGAGTGGACAGAGCCCTGCCGGTCTCAGAACGGCTTATGGATGTGGCGCGGCAGATGAACGGCAATCCCTTTGTCTACCGCTGTGGGGATATTCTGGTCAAGACCTCCTTCGCGGGGACGGCCAGCCTCCAGACAGTCCTTGAGGATTGTCTGGAACATTCTAAATGACAACGCCGCCAAAACGGGCTCTTTACAAAACGGACAAAAGATGATATAGTGAATGCGGACTAAATCAGAATATGCACTTTTGTTTCACACGTATTTCTGACGATGACCGCATTTGCGGAATTTGTCAGGAGGTATTGTTGTGGAACTTTTTTATTGTTACGCTTACGGCCGCCTCTCCAAGGAGGACGGCGATAAAATTGAGAGCGACAGCATCAAAAACCAGCGGGACCTGATTCACAGCTATGTGGAGCGGCACCCGGAGCTGAAGCTGGTGATGGAGGGCTATGACGACGGCTATACCGGGACCAACTTCGACCGGCCCCATTTCAAGGAGATGCTGGAGGCGGTTAAGGAACAGCGGGTCAACTGCGTCATCGTCAAGGACCTTTCCCGCTTCGGCCGCGAGTACATTGAGGCGGGCCGGTACATCGAAAAGCTGTTCCCGGCCCTGGGCGTACGCTTTATCGCCATCAACGACAACTACGACACCGCTCATCTGGACGCTGCCAGCAGCCTGATCCTGCCCTTCCGGAATCTCATCAACGACTCCTACTGCCGGGACACATCCATCAAGATCCGCAGCCATTATGACGTCAAGCGCAGGAATGGGGACTTTATCGGCTCCTTCGCCGCCTACGGCTATGCCAAGGACCCGGAGAATAAGAACCGGCTCGTGATCGACCCGGAGGCCGCCGACGTGGTGCGGGACATCTTCGCCTGGCGTATCGCCGGTATGAGCTGCCAGCGTATCGCCGACGAGCTCAATGCCCTGGGCGTCCCCTCGCCCATGGAGTATAAGCGCGGCAAGGGGATGAACTACAAATCCGGCTACCGCGTCCATAATAAGACCAAGTGGGCGGCCACCGCCATCCACCGCATCCTGAAAAACGAGGTCTATCTGGGTGTGATGGAGCAGGGCAAGCGCACCACGCCCAATTATAAGGTGAAGACCGTGATCCACCGGCCGCAGAAGGAGTGGATGCGGGTAGAGAACGTCCATGAGGCCATCGTCAGCCGGGAGGACTTTGAGCTGGCGGCCAGGCTGCTGCGCTCGGATACCCGCACGGCGCCCGGGAAAAAGGCCGTACATCCCTTCGCCGGGATCATCTGCTGCGGGGACTGCCGGGGCGGCATGGTGCGAAAGACCACCTACTATGATGACAGGACCTATCACTACTACGCCTGCATCACCCACCGGGCGGATAACAGTGTCTGCTCGCCCCACACCATCAGCGAGGCCAAGCTGGAGCAGGCGGTGCTGGAGGGGATCAATTTCCATATCCGCGCCGTGGCGGAGCTCAACGGCACGCTGGAGGCCATCGCCCGCCGGCCGTTGCAGAAGGTGGCGGCGGAGAAGATGGATAAGCGGCTGGAGGCGCTTCGACAGGAGCTTGTGAAAAAGCAGGAGATCCGGGACTCCCTCTACCGGCGCTACGCCGCCGGCGAGGTCTCCAAGTCGGATTTTTACGAGTTTAAGCGCATCTTCACCCAGGACTGCGAGGAGGCGGAGCGGGCCATCGAGGCCCAGCAATGCGAGCTTGACCGGATGCTGGAGTGCAGCACGCCGGACAGCCCGTGGATCGAGCATTTTCGGAAGTTCGGCCATCTGGAGACGCTGACCCGGGAGGTGCTGGTGCGCCTTGTGGAGCGGGTACTGGTCTATGAGGGCGGGCGCATTGAGATCGTGTTCCGCTATCAGGAGCAATTCAGCCACGCCATGGCCTTCGCCGCGGAGGAAACGGCCAGCGCGCCTCTGAGAGAGGCGGTGTGAGGGTATGGCGAGAAAATCACGCAAGGATCTGATCCGCGCCCAAAACGGCGGTGCGCCTGTGGCGCATCCGGAGCCTCGGCCCCATCATGAACCGGAAAAGGTGTGGATCGCAGTGGGTTATGCCCGCCTGTCGGTCTTTGAGACGCGGGACCGCTCGGACAGCGAGGCGCTGCAAAACCAGAAGGCCCTCTTGCGCCAGTACATAGAAGAGGCGCCGGATCTTCGGCTTTTGTCCGTTTTTGAGGATAACGGCGAGACCGGCACTAACTTTGACCGGACTGGTTTCGAGCAGATGATGGAAGCGGTGCGCGGTGGCCGGGCCAACTGCATCGTGGTCAAGGATCTCTCCCGCTTTGGCCGGGACTATGTGGAGGCGGGCAACTATCTGGAGCATATTTTCCCCTTTATGGGGGTACGCTTCATCTCCATTTCCGACGGCTACGACAGCGCCGACGCCACCACCGCCGACTGTCTGACGGTCGCGCTGAAAAACATGGTCAATCAGATGTATTCCAAGGACATCTCCAGAAAATCCGGCTCTGTGCTGCGGGAGAAGATGCGGCGGGGCGAGTTTATCGGCGGCTACGCCGCCTACGGGTATATAAAGGACCCTACCGACCGGCATAAGATCGTCATTGACCCGGAGGCGGCGGAAGTCGTCCGGGAGATCTACCGGCGCAAGCTGGCGGGACAGGGCGACACGGCGATCACCCGCTGGCTCAACGCCACCGGCATCCCGTCCCCCTGCTGCTACCGCTATCAGAAGGGCATTATCCTGGACAAGCGCTTTGCCCGGTATAAGCCGTGGCTGGTGCAGAGCGTCAAAAAGATCCTGCGCAGCGAGGTCTATCTGGGCCACATGGTACAGGGCCGGAGGCGCTCGGAGTTCTATGCCGGAAGGCCGGACAGGCTGGTGCCAAAGGATGAGTGGGTCATTGTGGAGAACACCCATGAGCCCATTGTGAGTCGGGAGGATTTCGACGCGGTGCAGGCCATCTGCGAGGAGAAAAACGCCGCCTATCACGCGAGGCTCGGCAAGTACGACCATCTGGGGAAAAGCGAGAATATCCTCAAGGGGCTGGTCTTCTGCGCAGACTGCGGGCGGCCCCTGGTGCGCTATAAGCAGGTGACGAAGGGTGAAAAGGTGGTCTACTATTACATGTGTCCCAACTACGCCGCCATGCTGGAAAAGAGCGGATGCAGCTACAAGTTTTTGCGGGAGGACTTCCTGCTGGACACGCTGGAACAGGTCATCGGCAAGGAGATCGAGCTTGCGGTGGATATGGCTGCCCTTGCCAGGAAGCTGTCTGAAAAGCGCAATGGAAAAGGAGAGGATATCTCCACGCAGCTGAGAAAGCTGAATCTGGAGCTGGAGCGGGTGGAGGAGACCCGCCGGGGCGCCATGCGGGACTACCTCGGCGGCCTGATGCCGCAGAACGACTATGAAATGCTGAAGGCTTGCTGCATGGAGGAAGCGGAAGAGCTGAAAAAACGGATCTTCGCGCTGAGAGCGCAGCAACAGCAGGAGACGGAGACGCTGACAGAGAAAAATCCGTGGCTGGTCGCCTTTGGCGGCATCAGCCCCACGTTCACACTGACAAAGGAACTGGCAAAGGCGCTCATTGAGCGCATTACCGTGTTCAAGGACGACCGTGTGGAGGTGGCGCTCCGTTTCCGGGATGAGCGGGAAAAGCTGCTTTGCGCCGTAGATAAGGAGGTGGTGGCGTGATCCTGGCCAAATATATCCGTCTCTCCTCCGCAGACGAGGACGCCCGGTACGGCGAGAAGCCGGAGAGCAACAGCGTGACCCATCAGCGGATGCTCTTAAACCGGTATCTGGAGACGCACCCGGAGTTTAACGGCTGTAAGGTTTTGGAGTTTCAAGATGACGGGCGCAGCGGGACGAATTTCGACCGGCCCGGAGTAAGGGCGATGCTGGACGCGGTACGCCGCAGGGAAATCGACTGCGTGATCGTCAAGGATTTCTCCCGCTTCGGCCGCAATTATGTGGAGGTAGGCAACTATCTGGAGCAGGTGTTCCCGTTTTTAGGCGTCCGCTTTATCTCCGTCAATGACTGCTATGACAGCAAGGACCATCCCTATGGCGTGGCGGGCGACATCAATAATGGGCTGCGCAACCTCATCAATGAGCTGTATAGCCGCGACCTGTCCCAGAAGGTGAAAGACTCCCGGCGGCAATATGCCCGGCGGGGCCAGTGTATCGCAGCCT